AAGCAAGCACGTGACCTACCAGGCACCGAACTTCTTCAAGGTCGGCGACGTGGTCTCGATCAGCGGTGCCTCCCCGGCGTCCTACAACACGACCAGCGCCGTCGTGGTGGCATGCACCTCCGCGTTCATCAAGGTCGAGTCGACGGTCACCGACGCCTACGTCTCGGGCGGGACCATCCAGTCCACCTCGGGCAACTACAGCTTCTGGCGCACGGTCGGCAACTGCACGATGACGCACACCAACACGGTGCAGCCCTACACGGGTGAGACCCGCGCCATCGACCCGAACGGCACCGCGCAGGTCGTCGTCTCCTCGCCGAACGCCAAGATCGCCATCGGTGAGGACGCTCCGATCACCCGCGGAATCCCCGTGCAGCCGTCGACCCTCTACGCGCTGAGCTTCTACCAGCAGGGCACCACCAGCTCGAACATCACCCCGAGCATCGTCTGGTACGACATCTTCGGCAACCAGCTCTCGGTCGCGGCGGGCACCGCTGCTGCCGGTACTGCTGCCTGGAGCCGGGACATCCTGTCGGCGACGTCCCCGGCGAACGCTGCCTACGCGGCGTTCGAGCTGGTCTTCTCCGCGGTCGGCACCTTCTACCTGGACATGTTCCAGTTCTCCCAGGCGTGGGCGGTCACCGCTGCGACCGGCGCTTCCGGCACCGTCACCTACACGGCTGCGAACACCGGCTTCACCCTCGGCAAGGTCGTCTCCATCTCCGGTCTCGGCACCGCCAGCGGCACCTCGCTGAACCTGTCGAACCAGCTCGTCGCCTCGGTCAGCCCCACCCAGTTCACCGTCACGAACTCTGCCATAGGAGTCTCCTCCGGCACGGGTATCGTCACGGCTGCGTACCACGAGCCGACCGGCGTGAACATCAAGATCGCGCCGAACAAGCAGAACATCCTCACCGACCCGTCGTTCGAGCAGGCTCCGGTCACCCCGCAGTGGACCAACAACGCCACCAACCCGTCCTTCGAGACCGCGTCCGGCACTGTCCAGACGGTGAACATGGTACAGAACCCGTCGTTCGAGGCGCTCCCTGCTGCCGCCGTCCGGACGAACCTCTGCACGAACCCGAACTTCGCCGCTGGAACGACCGGCTGGTCGTCGGGAGCCAACTGGACTATCGCGCAGATCACGGGGACGAAGCTCTTCGGTACCGCTGCACTGCAGTGCACCCGCGCCAATACCACTGTCGGGAACGGCTTCGCCAAATTCAACTTCAACGTCACCTCAGGTTCGGTGTACACCCTCAGCGCCTACGTCTACGGGGGAACCGGTCAGTACGGTATCAAGGTCTCCGACAGCAGCGGGACCTTGACCACGACGTACTTCCAGGCTCCTGGGAACTGCTGGATGCGGGTATCCACCACGTTCACCGCCACCGTAACGGGCGGCGCGACGTTCTACCTGATGGACGACTCCAACGCTGCTCCCACCTCGGGCACGACTATCGTGCTCGCCAACGTGCTGCTCGAACAGACGCCCGCTGTCGGCACCTACTTCGACGGCGGGTACAGCGTCGCCACGGCTACGCTCGCCTGGTCTGGATCGGCGAACGCCAGCATCTCCACCGCTACGGCGATTGCCCCTACGCTTCTCAGAACGAACCTCTGCCCGAACCCAGCAGCCGTCAGCGCCAGCTCGGTGCAGGACTGGACGACTCGGTGGTTCAACAACGGCGCTGGAAACTACTCCTGGATGACCGGCTCCGGGCTGGTAGGTGGACCGGACACCTACGTGCGCAAGCAGTGGACAACCGCCTCGACTGGCGTCCCCGGAAACACTGGGTTCACTGTCAATAACGCGTCTGGTCGAGCCATCCCTGTCACCCCCGGTCAGGTTCTCTCCGGCTCGGGGTGGGTGAGGTACCAGTCCGCTACCTCCAAGACCAACTGGAGCTACAAGGTGTACTGGGCGGACTCCAACCACAACGCGCTGGCGTCTCCCGCGTACAACGCTGGTGCCCAGCTCACCACGATCCCGCAGAACACCTGGACTCAGCTCGTCGTCACCAACCTCACGGTCCCGGCAGGAGCGGCGTACGCCTCGATAGTTCTGGACATCGACGGAGGGTCGGGCTGGGGCGTAGGGGACTGGGTCGACGGAACTGGCGCTCTCCTGGAGCTGGCGGCGGTCAACCTGCCGTACTTCGACGGCAACTCGGTCCTCCCCGACATGACCTGCCTGTGGAGCGGACAGACCGGTCTCTCCCCAGCGACCATGACCGGGACCCCCCTCCTATGGACAGCCGGAGCGGGGGGGCTCTGTGCCCCTGTCGCTTCCACCTCCTGGCACGGCACTGGAGCCACCTCGGCTCGGATCGTCGCGCTCGGCGCATCCCGCGATACGTTCGCTACGCTACCCGTGAGCACCCCGCTCTCCAACAACACCACCTACACGGTGGTCGGAACTCGCTACCTCAGCGCTCCGCAGAGCGCTGGGGCGCTCGCCGCGTCGTACGCAGGGGGCTTCCGCGTGCAGTGGAATGGTGCCGACCTTCCCCTGACGTATCTGAATCCCGGGACGAACACGGCAGGGGGTCAGCAGATCACTGCCACCTTCACCACCCCCGCAACCGGTTCCCTCGGATTCGTCCGCGTCTACAGCAACGCACTGCAGGGCGAGCCGGACGTGTTCTGGGACAACGTGATGGTCGTCCAGGGCACCTACACCGACCCCTACTTCGACGGCAGCAACCCGTCCGTCTACCGGACGAACCTCGCCACCGACCCCGCAGCCACGGCTAACCAGTCGATAAACGGTGCCGCCACCTTCGCCTCCCGCTGGTACGGGGGATCGGGCTTTGCCGGGACTACCCTGCCGGTCACCGGGGCAAGCGATGGTCCGGTATCCGGGCTGGGAACCTACCTGAGGAAGACCTGGACGGCTGTCCCTGGAACCATCGGAAACGATGTCTCGTTCAACCTGGTGGGACCTACAGGAAAGAACGGATTCCCAGTCAGCCCGGGGCAAGTACTCACGCTGTCGTTCTGGTGGCGACCGTCCTGGGACGTGTCAGGGTCGGGGCTGCAGAACCACCTCATAGGAACCTTCTACGATGCTACAGGCGCTGCCCTCGGAGGGCAGGCGTCCTCGACCGACTTCGCGGCTCCAGCAGCGGGCTCCTGGCAGCGGGTGTATTACACGTTCACGGCTCCCACAGGTGCCGCGTACCTGGGGAATGTCGCCCACATCCTCTACCCAGGCAAAGCACAGCCCATGGGGGCGACGATGGACATCACGGGGATGCTGTTCGAGCAGGGCGCATCACTCCTGCCCTACTTCGACGGGAACACCGCGCGCGCCCACCAGCTCTCCTACTCCTGGGTCGGCGGGGCGAATAACAGCCAGTCGGTCATCAAGGACTACGACTACACGTTCCTATGGAGCGGGGCTACGAACGCCTCCACGTCGATTCGGCAGGCACCCGGTGTGTCTGGTCTCGCCACGGTGTCCTTCAACTCGAACTCCCTTCAGAGCAGCGCGTGGGGTAAGTCCGGAGCGCACTCCCTCCGGATAACCCCGACCGGAACGAGCGTCGACAGCGCCGCCACGGGCATCGGGGGCGACACGGGCGGCATGCGGCTGGGGATGGTGGCGGGGCAGACCTACACCGCACTGGCGACGTTCTACCAGAACACCCCACAGACCGGTGGGCTAGGTCCCTTCGCCAGAAGCATCGTCCCGATCTTCAACCTCCCAGGCGTCGGGTACACCACCCAGTCGACCGCCCAGGCAGCCAACACGGGCGTCAACGCCCAGCAGCTCAGCCTGACGTTCACCGTGCCAGCCAACGCGACCGAGGCATTCATCCGCCTGTACAACGGCGCGAGCGCGGGCAACGGCGACGTCTGGTGGGACAACTTCGCGCTCATCCCCGGCAGCTACCCGGGCGGCTACTTCGACGGGGCTACCCCGGCTGCTGGCATCTACGCCTACCAGTGGACGGGCTCGCCGAACGCGTCGAGTTCCACCGCCACCACGCCGACCCCGGCTGGCTGGTCGTACTCGAACGTCGTGCCCACGCAGAGCGCCATCACCGGGGGCAACCCCGGACCGCTGGTCACCGGCTCGGGAAACTACCTTCTGGAGCTGGTGCCGAACAACGCCTCCACTGTGACGCTCAGCGGCTCGGGTGAGGTCTCCTCCGACATCGTGGAGGGGCAGTTCTATTGCTTCTCCGTCTACGGCATGTCTCTAGGAGCCGCCTCCGACGTGACGCTGTCGCTGTCGGCGAGCGCTGCCGGTGCGCCCACGCTCACGAACACCCAGAGCTACTCGCAGGTCGGCACGATCACCAGCGCCCAGAGCACGGGTGCCCAGGTCACCTACACCACCAACTACCCGGTGGCGGTCGGTCAGACGGTCTCGATCACCGGGGTGACTCCGGCGTCGTTCAACCTGACGAACGCCATCGTCACCAGCACCACGCCGTTCGGCTTCACGGTGCAGAGCCCGGTGATGGACACCTACGGCTCCGGTGGCACGGTCGCCTACCCGGCTGCAACACGGCTGGGCAGCGCCTGGCAGCGGTTCTCCGTGAACCTCTACGTCCCCGCGGGGTATTCGGTCAACCCGGTCACGCTGACGCCTGTAGTGAGCTACAGTGGCGGCGCGACCACGGTCTGGGATGCAGCGCAGCTCGAACCGCGATTCAGCCCGAGCGACTACTTCGACGGCGGGTACCTCGACTCCGCGTGGGGTGCCGGTCCTGCCAGCGCCAACAACTCGGATTCGTTCCAGTACTCGAACTTCACGGAGAAGATTCCGCGCCTGGCTGAGGAAGTGGTCGAGTTCCTGCCCTCAGGGACCCCGTACACCATCGTTCGGGCAGATGGTGTGGCTACGACCATCGCTGGCACACCTGTGAGGGGCTTCGCCCCGTAAGCTTCGGGGCATGGTGAACCTACTGATCATTACGCTCCTCGCAGGGGCGGCTACGGCATTCTCGACGGAAGTTGTCGGTGCAATCTCCGACTTCTGGATTTTCGACCCCAAGACGGTCAAGGCGCTCAGTGCGCTGCCCTTCGCTGCGCTGTTCTGCTGGCTTCTGGGGCTTCAGATGCTGGCGTTGGTCGTACCATCCCTCGCTGCCGCGTTTCTCTCGCTGGCGGTCATGCGGTGGCTGAACAGACCCGTTCAGGTACAACAGGTCGTCTCCCGTCGACTACCGTAGAGACAACCGGCTCGATACGCCGTGTCGTGGGCATCAATCCCGACAACGGCATTGTAGAGTCGACCTCGCGCCAGGCTGGACCCGCCTGGACCTTCCCACCCCTGACCACGGAGCATTACCCCGATGAAACTTCCCCCGCGGCTCTTCGCGCCCAAAACCAGCCAGGAGTTCGTTCTCCTCGCATCCCTGTACCACATTGCTGACGAGAACGGTGAAGTCCAGGTGACCATGGACGAGCTGTCCAAGCTGACACGCATGCGCCGAGAGCCTCAGCGCCGTGCCCTCCGCCGACTGGAGGCTGACGGTCTCGTGGAGACTACGCGCACTGTCCTCGGAGCAGGGCGGCTCTCGACCAACCGGTACCGGCTTCTCCTGCAGGACGCCGCAAAGTGACGGCTGTACCGCACGAGTTCTACGCGACCCAGCTCACCCCGAACGAGTTCATGGTCGCTGTCACCCTGCTGCACCTCAGCAACTCGAAGGGTGTCGTGGACGCCACGGTGGAGGAGCTGACACTGCTCACACGGTTCAGCCCCGAGACTATGCGCCGCGCATTCCGGAAGCTGGAGGAGGTGGGAATCCTGAGCACCACGAGGACCAAGAGGAACCTCGGAAAGTACTCCAAGAACCGCTACCAGCTCCTCGTGTCAGCACCTGTTCCCGAGGCGGTCGACCCGCTGAAACGGGAGTCGTCGTGGACCTCTACCACCCCTCCAGCCAGAGGGGTGACTGACCAGTCTTCCCTCCAGTCAGAGGGGTGGAAACCACCACTCCAGCCAGAGGGGACAACAGGTAGCTATGTAGCTAGTAAAGCTACCAAGTCAGAACTACAAGCTTTAGGTACTTCGTACCTAAAGGGGCACGCTGAGAGCGTGCCCAGTGAACGCTGGGAGGAATCTATGAACAAGTGGAATGCTGATGACGACTTCGTCGGAGCGGTCGGACTCTTCGAGGAAGACGTGGCTCCCAGCGGCAAGCCGAAGCCCAAGGCTGACCGGAGGAAGTCCGGTACCCGGAAGCAGCGTCCGGAGTCGGAGTGGACAGCCAACGACGTGGCGGCAGAGTTCGCCTACCAGCTCGGGCGTCGCTTCCCCCGCATCCCGGGACTGGTCAACCAGGCGGCGGTACGCGGCGCTCTCATGCGCTACCGGTCGCAGTTCGACACCACCGCCGAGGTCGAGATGGAAATCATGCGGATGTACTTCGAAGACGAGTACAACCTGAAGCTGGCGCAGGAATCGCCCACCAGAGCCCACGGAAAGTACCTGGCGATGTTCAAGACCCACATCCCGCAGGCTCATGAGCGTCTGGGGCTGGATTTCGGCGAAAGCCGTGTCGTGATCGATCAGGAGGACGTCGCCGAGTACATTTACTCCACGGACGGCACCGAGTTCGAGAACAACATGTCCGGGCGTGCCGCCCTCAAAGGCTACGAGCAGCGCCTGCTGCAGAACTCCTGACCGACTGCCGAACTACCGAGGGATCACATGGCTTACAACCTCGCGGAGATGTCTCCGCTGAAACGCTTCTGGCTCACCCGCCAGAGCAACATCCCGCAGCGGTACTGGGGCTTCGACGCCCAGGACATCACCCGCGACACCGGCTCCTTCCCGAAGGTGATCGACGTCTGGCTCGATGACGTGCTGAACGGCGACGTGATCAAGTCGATGGGCAAGCTGGGCTACACGGGCGTCGGGCTGCTGTTCGACGGCAAGCCGGGGCGCGGGAAGACCACCCACGCTGTCACGGCGCTCACCGAGTTCCTTCTCCGCCTCCCGGACGACGACGCGGGAATTGCTCGGGTCATGGGCTGCAAGACGACCGATGTGGGGCACAAGTTCCGCGCGGTGTACTTCCTGACCATGAACGAGCTGCTGACGAAGAAAAAAGCCGCGTTCGACGCCGATTCGGACGAGCGGCGCGAGCTTCACTACGAGATGGAGGGTTTCCACGGTCGTTCGACCCTGGACCACCTGAATGTCCGCCTGCTGGTGCTGGATGACCTCGGGAAGGAGTACGGCTCCAAGTACGACGACTTCTCCTTCGATGACGTGCTTCGCAGCCGCTACGACAAGGGTCTGCCCACCATCATCACGACGAATAAGCCACGAGAGACCTGGGGAACCGCTTACTCTGAAGCTATGGGCAGCTTCGCCCACGAAGCGTTCCGACGAGTCAAGCTCGACGGCATCGACCTTCGAAAGGGGCGGTGATGAAGGGTACGAGCATGGCAGGTGCGCGCTGGCGGACGATCCGGGTCTTCCTGGACGAGAACGGTGTCGATGAGGTCGACTGGGACATGGACAACCGGACCGACCTCCGGTGCACCTGCCCGCAGTTCGCTCGCAACCAGTCGAAGCCGAACATCAGCCGCAAGTGCAAGCACGTCGCCTACCTCCTCCGCGAGATGAAGGAAACCGGGCGCTTCCGCCTCCGGCTGGACAAGGACATCCCCGACGAGGTCGCCCAGGCAGCCCTCCGTGACGACCCGGCAGCGTTCCGCGACCTGGTCATCCGCCACTCGACCCCCATCCTTCTCCCCTGATGCAGGGCGGAGACATCAGCTCCGCCACACCCCCGCGGATCATCGTCGGCATCGACGTCGTCGTGAAGTCCGAGTGGTCCGAGGACCGCAAGCGGTTCCGCAAGAGCAGCCGCGAGCGCGTCATCACGGGCTACAACTGGGCGGAGCTGTCGGCACTGTGGAACCGGAGCTTCCGCTTCGGGCTCGCCGTCGAGCTGGCAGCCTCTGCGGCTGAGGGCTGGACCGAGAAGCACCTCGACCAGGTGATGGAGAAGCTCGACAACCGGGGCGGGAACCCCTTCAACAACGCGGAGCTGTTCGACAGCACCGAAGACCTCATCGCTGAGCTGCCCTACCGGGTGAACCTGAAAGGCGTCGTAGACATCCGCGGTCGCGTCGCTTACTACGGCTCCTGGGGCATCGAGCTAGACAACCTGAACTGACCACCAGAGGACCACCACATGGCACACGACAACGAATACCGGCTGATCAGCAAGATGATCCAGTCGCGCACGATCATCCCCGTCATCGAAGCCGGGGTGCGCGACGACTGGATCGTAGACGACGACCTCCGGAAGGTCTTCAGCTTCATCCGCGACCACTACGGAAAGTATTCCGAGGTCCCGTCCTACACCACGGTGAAGGACAACTTTCCTAACTTCCAGGCGCTGAACGTCACCGACACCATCGACTACCTGATCGACCAGTCGGTGGCGTTCCGGCGCAAGACGCTCACCCTGCAGGGCGCGTCCAAGACCGTCGAGACCCTGCAGAACGGCGACCACGAGGCAGCCCTCGCGGAGATGTCGAAGACCATCGCGGTGGTCAACGAGCAGGGCGTGGTCGGCACCAACCACATCGACCTGCACACCGACCCGGAAGCCCGGTTCAAGGAGTACGAGAACGTCCAGAACAGCGTGTTCCTGGGCATCCCCACCGGCTTCGAGAAGATCGATGAGGCAACCGCGGGGCTCCAGGGCGGGCAGCTCGTCACCGTGATCGCTCCGCCGAAGACCGGTAAGAGCCAGATCGCTCTGCAGATGGCGATCAACACCTACGAGCTGGGCAAGGTGCCCATGTTCCAGTCCTTCGAGATGAACAACCACGAGCAGGCGCAGCGCCACGACGCCATGCGCGCGCACATCAGCCACGGACGGCTCCGCCGCGGGAAGCTCAACACCCAGGAGGAGAAGCGCTACAAGGACATGCTCGCCAAGATGAAGACCGAGCACCCCTTCCACATGGTGGACGCGGTCAACGGTCTCACCATCGACGCGCTGATGGCGAAGGCGGAGCAGCTCAAACCGGACATCATGTTCGTGGACGGTGTCTACCTGATGCTCGACCAGGTGACCGGCGACTCCAACACGCCCCAGGCGATCACGAACATCACCCGCGGGCTGAAGCGCGTCGCCCAGCGCCTGGACATCCCCGTGGTCATCACCACCCAGACGCTGCTCTGGAAGATGAAGGGCAACAAGGTCTCCGCCGACAGCATCGGCTACTCGTCGTCGTTCTTCCAGGACTCCGACGTGATCCTCGGTCTGGAGCCGGTGGAGGAGGACGACCAGATTCGCCTGCTGAAGATCGTCCAGTCCCGTAACTGCCCGCCCTCGGAGACCTCGATCACCTGGAGCTGGGACACCGGCTGTTTCCACGACGAGAGCAAGCAGTCGACTTGCAAGTTCTGCGTCCCGTTCGGAGGGGTGCCCACCCCATGATCGGCATCGACTACGAAGAGGTTCTCGACAACCTCGGTATCGAATACGACACCCGCGGCGTGGAGGCGCTCGCGCTCTGCCCGATGCACTTCAAGCTGACCGGCAAGGAGGACCATTCCCCGAGCTGGTCGCTCAACATGGAGACCGGGCAGCACATGTGCTTCTCGTGCGGCTACAAGGGCAACCTGCTCCAGCTCGTCGCCGACGTGAACGGGTTCTACCTGCCGCCCGTCTGGGGCGTAATCGAAGAGCAGCGGGACTACCAGGCAGCAGAGAACTGGCTCGGCTCGATGACCGAGGTCTCGCCCGACCGGCTGGCTGAGGCACTGCGCCGCATCCCCAACCGGGTGGAGCAGCTCCCGCCCCCGCCGCCGATGAACGAGGCGCGGCTGGTGATGTTCACCGCCCCACCGCAGAAGCAACTCGACGCTCGTAGGATCAGCGCCGAGGCAGCCGCCGCCTACGAGATTCTCTGGGACCCGAAGACCCTGTCGTGGATTCTCGTGATCCGCGAACCTGAGGGCAAGCTCATGGGCTGGCAGGAGAAGGGCACCGTCGAGCGCACCTTCAAGAACCGCCCGCCTGGCATCTCCAAGAAGGATGCGCTGTTCGGCTACAAGAACCTCCGCGAGGACGTGGTCTACCTGGTGGAGTCGCCGCTCGACTGCGCCCGGTTCTACACCGCAGGCTTCCCCGGCGCAGTGGCAATCTGTGGCTCCGCCATGAGCGAGGCGCAGGTCAAGCTGGTCAGCGGAGCCTCCCGGGTGATCGCCGCGTTCGATAACGCCGCCACCGACCCCGCAGGTAAGAAAGCAAGCGCCGGACTTTCTGAGCTAGCGCTGCGGTATGGGCTCAACCTGAGCTTCTTCAACTACGGCGACTCCGGAGCCAAGGACCCGGGAGACCTCTCCGACGAGCAGATCGCCTGGGGCATCGAGAACGCGAAGAGCTTCCTGTTCGGGGAGCAGGCGTATGTTTAGCGGCACCCTCCTGCCCTACCAGGTCACCGACGTCGCCGGGATGGCGAGCGACGGCGTCAAGCTGGTCGCCTACGAGATGGGGCTCGGCAAGACCCCGATGACCATCGCCGCCGTCGAGGACCTCCGCAAGCAGAACCGCATCCACTTCCCGACCCTGGTGATCGCGCTCTCCAGCCTGAAGTATCAGTGGCAGTCCGAGGTGTACAAGTTCACCGACAGCGACGCCATCGTCATCAACGGCACCCCCACCGAGCGCGCCGCACAGTGGGAGCAGGCGCAGTGGTACGAGTACGTCGTGCTTTCCTACAACACGGTGATCACCGACTGGAAGATTCTGGAGAAGTTCAAGTTCGACGGCGTCGTGATCGATGAGGCGACCGCCATCAAGAGCTTCCGCTCCAAGCGCTCCAAGGCGGTGAAGGCACTGGGCAAGCGCTGCAAGGTGCGCTTCGCGCTCACCGGCACGCCGATGGAGAACGGCAAGCCCGAAGAGGTCTACTCGATCATGCAGTTCGTGGACCCCACGGTGCTCGGGCGCTTCGACTACTTCGACCAGGAGCACATCGTCCGGAACGGCTTCGGCGGGGTGCAGTACTACCAGCGGCTGCCCCAGCTCCAGCAGAAGCTCGCCCCCGCCATGGTGCGCAAGCGCCAGGAGGACCCGGACGTGGCACCGTACCTGCCGGAGGCTCGCCACCGTGAGCCGCTGCTGGTCAAGTTCGACGCCTACGGGCAGAAGCTCTACGACACCATCGCGGACAGCCTGATCGAAATCCTGAAGGAGATAGCCGACCTCGGGGTCACTGCCGCCTCGTTCAACCTGGGCGTGCACTACGGCGAAGAGGACACCTGGTTCGACCCCAACGACCCGGTGATGAAGCTCCGCGGGCAGGCGATGTCTCGCGTGAGCGCGATCCTCCTGCTGGCGGCGCACCCCGAGCTGCTCGTCAAGAGCGCCGAGGACTTCGACAACCACACCGGTCACGGCAGCGCCTACGCGTCCGATCTGCTGTCCGAGGGTCTGCTGGACCGTACCAAGCTGAAGAGCGCTCCGAAGTTCGATGCTGCGCTGAAGTTCCTACAGGAGCACCTGGACATCGATCCTTCCTACAAAGGAGTCGTGTTCACGAAGAACCCCTGGCTGGCGGAGTTCATGGCGGAGCAGCTCACGGCGAAGGGCTACAAGTCTCTGGTCTACACCGGGAAGATGAACCCGCAGAAGAAGGAAGCCGCCAAGGTGGAGTTCCAGAAGAACTCGAAGGTCCGGCTGCTGATCAGCACCGACGCCGGGGGCTACGGCGTGGACCTGCCCCAGGCGAACCTGCTGTTCAACTACGACCAGCCCTGGCAGTCGGGTCTGAAGGTGCAGCGGAACTCCCGCGTCAAGCGGGCGTCGTCCAAGTGGAAGGTCGTCACGATTCAGGACATCCTGGCGCGGTTCTCCATCGAAGAGCACCAGTTCGCGATGTTGAATCAGAAGACCAGCGTGTCGAGGGCGGTGATCGACGGCTCCGGGATAAACTCTGCGGGAGGAGTCGATATGGACGCGGGAAGCTTGCTCTCGTTCCTGATTCAGAACTCCAAGGCATCCAGGAAGAAGGAACTCAGTGGCTCGCGTACTCGATGAGGGAAAACGGACGTTCACCGACCCGGACAGCGACGAAGCCGTGGTGGCTGAGTACCTGAAGCTCAAAACCACCATCGACTCGATGGAGAAGCGCCGCAAGGAGCTTTACGCGCGCGTCCTGGAGATTCTGGACAAGAACGGCTACGACGACGGCACCGGCAACACGATCTTCGACCTGGATGCTCCGGTCGAGGGTGTCCGCGCCATGAACAAGATGATGCGCAGCTCTCGTCCGCTGAACGAGGAGGTCGCGCTCCAGATCATCGAGTCCAAGGGTCTCCACTCCGAGGTGTACGAGATGGTCGAGGTGCTCTCCGAGCAGAAGATCATGCAGGCGCTCCAGCAGGACCTGCTCACGCCTGACGAGGTCGACGCCATGTACCCGGTCAAGACCACCTACGCCCTCACGCTGAAGAAGTAGTCGTGCCGGGTCTACGCAGCGACGAGGACATCCTCCGCGCCTTCGACGGGCTGGAAACCCTGCCCGGGTCGAAGAAACCGCGCCGTGCGGACACGCCGGAGGCGGAGAAGCGTCGCGCCAAGGCGTTCGGGGAGTCCAACGGCTGGGACTCGAACCCCATCATCAAAACGCTCCACGGTGAGGAGACTGAGGTCTTCACGGTCGGCGCACTGGCGCACGCCCTGGAAAAGAAGATCGTCACCATCCGCCTGTGGGAGAACAAGGGCTACATCCCCACCGCACCCTTCAGACTGCGCGCCAAGAGCCTGAACGGCAACAAAGTCGCCGGGAATCGGGTCTACACCCGTGAACTGATCGAAATCGCCATTCAGGAGTTCGCTTCGCGCGATTTACTGGGAGCCGCTCGCGTAGAGTGGTCCCGCCACGACGACCTGACCGAAGCGATCACTCGCAGATGGCGGGACGCCGTGAATCGAGGGTAGGACCCCCTCAACTGCTCCACCCCTTCCCATCACGACCGAAAGAGATACCGATGATCAGCCCCACTGCCAATGCCGAGACCTACCTGGACGACGACGCGGACACCGAGCCGGAGTACGCCGAAGACAGCCCCGAAGCCACGCCCAAGCACGGCACCTCCGTCCAGTCCGGATGGGGAGCCGCCAAGGAAGCGCTGAAGAAGAAGGAAGGCGACTTCGCCGTCGACTTCAAGCCCACCGAGGAGCCCCAGGTCGTCCGCTTCCTGGAGAACGAGCCCTTCTCCGTCTACTTCCAGCACTGGATCGAGCGCAAGGGAAAGAAGTCCTTCGTCTGCCTCGGTGAGGAGGAGTGCCCGCTCTGCAACATGGTCGGCGACACCCCCCGCCCGAAGATCGCGTTCAACGTGCTCGTGGTCTCCGACGCGAAGCCGACCGTCCAGGTGCTGACCGCTGCGTCGACCCTCGGTCGCCAGCTCGAAGTCGCCAACGGCGACGCGCGCCGCGGTCCGCTCACCCGTCACTACTGGGCAATCTCCCGCATCGGCACCGGCAACAAGACCACGTTCACGCTCGACCGCGTGAAGGTGTCGGACCTGGCGGACGACTGGGAAATCGAGCCCAACCAGGCGGAGGAGCTGTCCGCCTCCGCGAAGAAGTACGACACCTCGGCGATCTACGTGAACCCGAAGTCCGATCTGGTCGCGGTCGCCAAGGAACTCCTCGGCGACAACGACTAGGGGCTCTAGTCCCCACCAAGGGCGGGAATGGCTGCGCGGCTGTTCCCGCCCTTACTCTCTGCCGACCTGCCGATCTACCGAGGAATACCCATGGACTTAGACTCAATTCGATATAACGTCATCACCACCGAGTCAGCGCTGAGCGAGTTCGTCGCCGCCTACTCCCGGGTGAAGGCGTTCGCGTACGACACCGAGACAATCGGTGAGCACCGCGTCATCCCCAAGATCAACGACGTCTGCTGGATTCAGTTCGCCACCGACGACCCCGACACCGGAGAGGTCCGGGTCGATGTGATCCCGATGGGGCACCCCAACGGGGAGTTCCTGCACTGGAACAAGCCGCTGCTGCCCTCCGCCCAGAAGCGGATCGCCAAGGGACTGCCGATCACCGACGCCCACTTCACCAAGAGCCAGAAGCTGTGGAAGCCGGTATTCAGTGCGCCGCCCACTCAGCTCAACCCCCGCCAGGTGTTCGACGCCATCAAGCCGCTCATGTTCGGGCGGGCGACCAAGGTCGGGCACAACCTGAAGTTCGACCACAAGTCAATCGCCAAGTACTTCCGAACCGGGCTGTTCGCCTGGAAGGTCCCGACCGGACCGCACTTCGACACGCTCATGGCGTCCTTCATCGTGGACAACCGGAACAAGCACAAGCTCGACCTCCTCACCTGTGTCAAGCGCGAGCTGAAGATCGAAATCGTCAAGGGCGTAGGAGAGAACGTCGCCCTGCACAGCTTCGATGACGTGGCGAAGTACTCCGCCATCGACGCGTTCGTGACCTGGCTGCTCTACAAGGCGCTGGCACCCCGACTCGCTGGGAACCTCCGCAAGGTCTGGAAGCTGGAGATGGACCTGCTCCCCGCGCTCTGCGACATGGAGCTGTCCGGCGCGCCCGTGGACGTGGAGCACCTGGACACCATCGAGGAGGAGGTCTCCCGTGGCGTCATGGCGGCAGAGGCGAAGTGCTACGTCGCCGCTGGCAAGCCGTTCGCGATCAACTCGGGGCAGGTCAAGCAGAAGCTGCTGTACGCCCCCGGCGAGGACGGTAGCAAGCCGCGCCTGAAGCCGAACCCGCGGGTCAAGGTGGCGCTCACCCCGAAGGGGCAGCAGCTCGCCCGGGACGGGCACCCGCTCGACTGGTCGCACTTCGCCACCAGCGCCGAAGCCCTGGAGTTCCACCGCGGCAAGGACAAGCTGGTCGACGCGCTGCTGGAGTACGCCGACCTCAACAAGCTGCTCACCACCTACGTGATCCCGTACAAGGGCGGCACGGTCAAGCGGGTGACCAACGGCAAGGAGAAGTTCGTAGAGAAGCCCTCGCTGCTGGTCAACGGGCGGGCGCACACCCAGTTCAACGCTCACGGCGCGGAGACCGGGCGGTTCTCCTCCACCAACCCGAACCTGCAGAACATCCCGTCGCGCGGCAAGTACGCCAAGCTCGTCCGCAACATGTTCGCCGCCCCTCCTGGCTACAAGTTCATCGTCGCGGACTACTCGCAGATCGAGCCCCGCGTCATCGCCTCGTTCTCCGGCGACCCGACCCTGGTGCACAACTACCTCACGGGCGGGGACGTCTACCGCACCATCGCGGACCCGCTGGGCAAGGAGCGCGCCGTAGGAAAAGTCCTCGTGCTCGCGATGTCCTACGGAATCGGTCCCGACAAGGTGGCAGGGGACCTGGGCATCACGGTGACCGAGGCGAAGGCGCTGATGAACGCGTTCGAGAAGATGTTCCCCGAAATCGGGCGCTACAAGTCCAAAGTGGTGCGGGCAGCCAAGTCTCACTCCCCGATGCCCTATGTCGAGACGATCTTCGGTCGCCGACGCTACATTCCGGAGCTTCTGAGCCGGGAGCCCGGTCTGATCAGTTCTGGAGAGCGGAAGGCGTTCAACACGGTGATCCAGGGCTCGGCAGCCGACATCATGAAGCTCGCCATCGTTCGAGCGCACTCCTGCTTCGTAGACGAGCCGGACATCAACGTTCTGCTCACCGTGCACGACGAACTCGTGGTAATCACGCCGGAGGACCGCGCGGAAGAAACTGCGGAGGCTGTCCGCGTGTCGATGGAGGGTATCTCGCTGCAAGCGATTACAGTTCCACTAAAGGCAGAGGTCTACATCGTAGACAAGTGGGGAGAGGCAAAATGATCGACCAGAGCGAACTTCTGGGCATGGCGATGAACGGAACCCGTTCATTCATCATGGACACCCAGCTTCCCCCCGCAGATGAGCACCACGTGCTCGCCCTGCTCGGAATCCCGCCGATGAC